TGTTGCGTTCTGGTTTTAACAGAGGCATACGAGGGTCATTTTCGCGCAAGAAGTTGTTATCAACAGAATCCATCTGGTTATCAGCAACCTGATTAAAGTGTCTTTGCCGGGCTTCCATTTTCTCTTTTGGCGCTCGACATAGCAACAGGCCGCCAATCTCAATATTATCCACAAAGCGTGAACCTATATCAGACTGAACCATTAGCTCTGGATATTCCTCTGCTTTGCATGGTTCCCAGCCCTCTCGGAACATCTTAGACACGTTAGTGTTGTCAGCGTTTCCTAAAGTGCTAGTTCGTATCCAGCGATGAACCCACCCGTCCCGAGGATCGGGAGTTGGTAGGATCGAAGCAGGTACCCAGCTATCAGATGGACGTACTTCTTCTTGACGCGTATCTTTACTTCTTGGGGTGCGCTCTTCAGCCATCACATGTTCTCCTTCAAGAGTTGCTTGGCATATTGCTCTGGGGTTAACCCAAGTCTCTTGGCGAGAGAAACCTGAGTAGCCGATAACTGCACTTTGCGCGGTTTTGCTCCATTGTTCCTAGAGGAAGGAGCGACTACCGAGGAAGTCCTAGAATTGGCAGTCGCAGACGCGGTACGGCTATCTACCCGCTTATCCTGCCATTCATATTCAGGGAATGCACTGCGTACACGATTATCAATGTACTCAAAGTATTCCTGTGAATTTACTTTAATACCGTTGTTTATTGCAGCGGTATGCGATCCATAAGCCAAGGCCGTCATCTCTTCATGGCCGGGCTTCATGAACCATTCATTTCCTTTGGCCCACTCTTCTGCGGCAGGGTCAGGTCTTGGAACCTGTGGTTGCTGTGCAACCTGCTGTGCCGCTTGTTGGGTTACCCGCTGGTTATTCTGAACAGGAGGCTGCGCTCTAAATCTTTGTTCAAGATTGTTGCGATACTTCTCCGCTTCAGAAAACTCAGATTGGGCTTTATACAGCCTTTCTTGAGTTTCAATAATCTTATCCGTGTCGCCTTCTTCATAGGCGTTACGATAAGCATTCTTTGCTTGCTCAAGTGTTAGCTTTGCTCGTTCTTGTATCTGACCAACAAGCGCTGCCTCACCACGAGATATAATTGCCTCATACTCTTGGTTTTTGCCAGTCACCTGCTGTGCAACACGAACTGCTTCTTCACGCATGCGCTCGGCTGCTTCTCGCTGTCGGCGCTCTTCGTGATAGTCGTACTTAAGTTTGTTTAAGCGCTTCTGAACCTTTTCCGAATACTGACCAAGCTCATCATCGCTTATGTCATCGTCATCAGAAGTCTTTGCCTTTTGTGGGCGCTGATCCTGTTCTGGACGATCATCAACAATCTCTAGATCAATATCGGACTGCTCTTCAGCTTTCTTTGCCTTCTTATCGAAGGTAGTCTTAACACCAAAGAACTTATCTTCTGCTGTTTGCGCTTCCATTTGATTACTCATACTTTGACAATCCCCCTCGGATCTTCAACGATAGCCTCAACGCTATCATCGTTAATCAATCGAAACTCTTTTCCATGCACTTTAAAACGGGTGCCTGAATAAGATCTCATGAGAATCCAATCGCCCGGTGAACAGTAGGGGCCAGAGGGGAACCGCGCTGGATCCTTGTAGCAATCCGGCCCCATTTCTAGAACCATGCCAACAAGTGAGCCGACCTCTTCATCTTGAATCGTTTTGGCAGACTTAATAATGCCACCCGCAAATTCCTTTTCGGGGTCTGGTAACGCGATCAGTATTTTATAGCCTTTCGGCTTAGGCAACTGAGCTGCCTTGCGAGGCTCTTCCGCCTCTTTCATTTGCACGACTTCCGTCATGATAACCTCTTGCACCGGATAACCGGAGTTGTTGCACTAGGATTGCGCCTAGAGTCGCTGCACTGGGTTAACGCCCAGAGTCGCTACGCTTCCTCATACTTGGACTTTAGATCGAGAATCTCTCTTTCTGCTACCGCTAGTCCGTGTATGATTCCGCAACACTTGGTGTATGCATCAAAACTCTCACACCCACCAGTGCTAATATGATCTGCCATCTCATTCATACTGTTTCTAATATTAGAAACTAAGTAATTAAGTATATCTACTTCGTCTTTCATTACCTACCCATTAGGTCTTTAGCAATATCTACACCTAGTTTAGCACCTGCTATTTGTTCTTGTGAAGCAATTCTTTTGCTTTCAAGTTCGTCCTTGGTGTTTGTTTCAGATATCTTAACGCCTAATTTTGCCTGTTCGATCTGTGATTGCTGATCAAGTCTCTGCTGCTCAAGCTGGGCTTTTGCCATAGCTTTCTGAGCTTCTAGCTGTAGCTTGGCCATCTCTGCTTCAGCTCTTTGCTGTACCTGCTGCTGTTTAATTTGCAGCTCTTGCATCTGAATCTGAATCAAAGGATCTTGCATCTGCTTTTCATTTTGTTGCATCTGCTGTTCTTTTGCTGCTTTTCCGGACAGTTGTGCTGCAGCAGGCGCTACCAAACGAGAGATTCGATACTCGATATCTTCTGGCATTGGTTGATCTGGTGCTGGCAATTCTACACCCAGCTGCTTCTCTATGTCTTGACGATACTTAAACGCTAAATGCTCTTGAACATGAGCCGATAAAGCCGCTTGAGCTTTTTGAGCGTTTGGACTCTTACCCATAACTTCCATAATGGTTGGATCTTGAATCATTGCCATGTGGGTTTGGATGTGAGCTTCATGATCTTGGTAGATAAACGCCTTAACCGGCTTGCCGTTAATGATATTCATGTTCTCACTAACCGGATCGGTAGGTTTCATGTCCTTATCTGTTGGAACTATCTCGTCAGCGTCTCGGATTCCAAGAACTTCTAACATTTGACGGTGTAATAGCGGTAAATCGTACATTTCTGGAGCCTGTGCCGCCAGTTGTAGCGCCGCTTGGTACTGCATAATACGCTGTGCCATCGTTCCAGCGTTGGGATCGCTTACAGGAATGATATCAATGCGATTATCGAAGTCCTCAACCACTATTGGGTCGCCATCTTCCTCATATGGGTAGGCCTCTGGGCCATGATCCCGTACAATTCCGGTCAAAAGGCGTAATTCTACCCGCATAGAGGCATGTAAACGGGCTTGAACAGCGCTCATAACCTTCATTGACCGCTCTAATATGGCCAATGTGGTGCCAACTGGCGCTTCGCCGTTCATATCGGACGCTTTTACGTCTGCTGCAGAGGCAAATCTGCGGCCTTCTTCTACAATATCGCCCATTAACTGGTATAAAACGTTACTTGGCTCTTTATATGGCAGAAATGCAATGTTATCTCGGATGGCTCCACCCGGTACATCAACGTCACGGAACTCTCCGGGCATGATTGGGGTGTCATCACCCTTAATTCTAAGCCCTCTGGACTTTAATCCGCCCGGTAAGTTGGATAATGTGCCCGCATCCACCAGCTGTCGGAGCAATGAGGTGGCTGATTTTGCCAAACCACCAATCATATGAATTAATCCGAACCCATAAAAGCCTAATCCGGGCATGTACTGGTAGTGAACAAAGTGCTCTCGCTTGTTTTTTAGCGGGTCATCCTCATACCAGTTACGTCTAATTGATAGAATTGTTCGTGAACTTTGATCTATAGCCACCACATAGGGAAGATTGATGCCAGTAGGCTCTCCATCTTCCATGTCTTCAAAGCCCGGCAAGTCTAAATTAACATGCATCTCGAGGATTGAGTGCCGAGAGTCATAGTCATAACTGGCCGAGTCACCCGTTAGCTCGTTGTATTTGCGCTCAATCTCATCAGTGTTAGAAGATGCCGCAGGTAATTCAACGTCTCGATAGAACCCAGACACCTGAAGCTTACGAATATCGTTGCTACTCTTCTTCATAACATGCGTTGCCCGCTCGCATGTTGTTAAATCCGATGCACCGTAGCTGACAACAAAGTCTTCAGCTGGGACAAACATACTACAAGGTCGTCCCAAACTGGGATCAAAATACACTTTTCTAAAAGCGCTACCAGCCAATGGCAGAGAGAAGAGCATCTTTTCTGTCTCTGAACGATACTCTGTCATTTTTTCTGTAAGCAAGTAGTTTAAGTAGTTTTGAACTCGCTCTGCTTGCTTTGTTTTCTTTTCATCAATCTTGCCAACAATAGCCGTTTTAACCGGGCCTCTGGCAGGAAAGATTTCCTGAATTGATTGAGACTGAAACTTTATAACAGATTCTGTTAGCAGGGGGTGAAACACACCACAAGCTCCGTCCCAAGGCTGGGTTCTGTCTTCGTTTTTTAAACCAAGAAGATCTAGCCCTTTAACATATGACCGCTCCCAGTCCGATCTGCTTTCTTTGTCTGCTCGGTACGAGCTAACCAAATCAAGACAGATACTTGTTAGATCTTTTTCATCAATGAAATCTGCTAGGTTTGCGTTGTGATCCTCAGACAACTCAGACTCTAAGCTATCGCCAAAGTCAATAAGAACGCCGCCGTCCTCGGTCTCTATTGAAACCGCCTCGGGGTTAACAACTTCAATTTCTAAAGCTGATTCGTCTTGGTCTTGGATCTCTGTCCGCAAGGGACGGTCAATAGCCATTATCCGTTCCTAGTAAAGTTTTGCTTTCGTGCTGCGCCAGAGCCTCTAACAACTCCGCCTTTTGCCATACCTTTGGTGTTCATTACCTTGCCACCCTTAGCCATGCCTTTAGATGACATCATTTTGCCGCCTTTGGCCATACCCTTAGATCCCATTACCTTGCCGCCACGGAAGTAGCCTTTGGTTGTTGGAACCTTGCCGCCTTTGGCCATCTTACCTTGGCCGTCAGCCGCGAAGAATGGAACTTGTTTTCCGTCCTTCTCTACCATTTTCATTTTACCGCCAGCCTTGTAGCCCTTGGTTTTGCCACCGGCCATGTAGCCTTTACTCTTCATCTTCATTGCCATCTCCTGCATATAGATTATCAAAGACTTGGTTTACATCTAGGGTGTAGTCTAAGTCTGACTTGCTGTAGTGAATGTGCTGGGATGGCCTGAAGTCTGGCGCTCCCTCTCCGGTCTCAAACCAAGCCGGGTGGGTTACCCTAACTCGATTGTTTGGAAGGGCAACAATGTTCCCTGTCCAAGGGCCAGCATCAAGAAGCTCTAAGATGTGGCTTTGCTTGTGTTGAGCTGGGTCGTCAGCTATTTCGTTTTCTGCATAGTCTACGGTGAAGTAATACTTTGCTGGGTAGAACTTGCCATCAATTTTGGCAAGCCAAGGGCATGGTGTTGCCCTGTCAATCTTGTAAACCGCATGGTTGTATGAGCTACAGTCCCAAGGCTGGGCTGCCCACACAGGCATTGGATCTGGCCATTCATCAAGCGGTGTGTCTGCAACCAATGCTGTGATTGGCATTCTCGCCCACATTGCCCCGCCATGAACGTTTGGCTCATCGGTGTCGTATGTTTCTGCCCCAGTAAATATTACCTGAAAGCTTAGGCACCGGGTTGGCATTGTTGTTACCGCAACCGCAATAGCATGAATAAACTCGCCATGATACTTACTGTGGTTGTGGGTGTATTCTTTTCTAACCCAGCATTTAAAATGCGGTATGTTACTTTGCAGATAAGCCATCAGTAATATTCTACTTTTTGCCCGTAAAACGGTTCTTCTTCTTCATCGGAATCCAGTCTTAGGAATCCGCCTTGTCTAAACCGTAGCAGCGCTTGGGTTGATGAGTCAACCAAGTCATCATGCTCTCCTGCAGGGAAAGATGCAAACTCTTCAATAACTTCTTCTGCAAACCTCATCTTGGGTGCCCAAACCTTGCCAGAGGCAAATAGATCTGCAACAGCATTAACTCGGGCTATTTTGTCGTTGCCGCGAGAGGGGGTGTACTCTGACACCGGGATACCCATCGCTCTAAGCTCAAAGATCAACGGCATACCCGCTGCCTTGGCTTCAACAATAAACGCATCAGGCTGCCAGTCTAACCAGAACTCATGGGCCTTCTTCTTAAGCTCTGGAAACTCCAGCCGCTCTTTGTGTGCGTCCAGAAGAATAATGTTCGCCTGCAGGTTGCCTGTGTCATCTGGTGCATAAAATACACCCCATGTTGTACAGGCAGAGTAGTCAGCTCTTTGTGTTTTAAGGAATGCGGTGTCCCATGACTGGATAATAAACTCACAAGTCGGGGGTTTGTCCGATTCCCATTCCTTCCACCATTCCCGTTTAACCAGAGCGCCCTCTTCCGATGTTGGGTTCTGCTGATACTGGGCGTTCCATTTTGGAGATGGAAGTTCGTTTCTTAATGCAAGCAATTCTTCTTTTGGCCAGAACTCAGGCCACAGGGGTTCATCTGATGGCATCAATGCCGGGAACTCGATAACCTCCCATTCATCCGAGCCAACTCTTTGAATGGATGATTTTAATATCTGCCCTGTTAAATCTCTTTTGTGCCATCGGGTCATTACTACAATGATAGACCCGCCGGGCTGTAAACGCTGTCGAGGACCAGAGGTATACCATTCGTATACACGGTCAAATACACCCGGGTCTGCGCTTTGACCCTCTTGCTCTGAATGAGGGTCATCGATAATCAGTAGGTCTGCACCCTTACCTGTTACAGCACCGCCAACACCAATAGCGAAGTATTCGCCGTTCTTGTTGGTACTCCAACGACCCGCTGCTTTTGAGTCAGACCGTAATGCCAGATCGGGGAATACTTCCTTGTAATCATCACTGTCTACAAGGTTACGAACCTTTCTGCCAAAACCAACAGATAGTTCAGCGGTGTGTGCCGTCTGAATGATTTTCTTTTCAGGGTAGTTGCCAAGAAACCAAGCGGGCAACAAGAATGATGCAAACTCAGACTTAGTATGACGAGGCGGCATGTTAATGATTAACCGCTTTAACTCACCCCTCGCAACCCTCTCAAAGGCATTTGCCATAATCGCATGATGTCTTCCAGCAATAAACGCAGGCCAAACCAAGTTAACAAAACCCATGAAGTCCTTCCGAGCAAGTTCTTT